GATCCCCTTAGGAATCGCCACCCGCGCTAGTGTGAACCCATCTAGTTAGGAAAATGTTGATGACTGTCCTAAAAACGCGGATAATCCCTGGCAAAACGTTGTATAACATACGTTTTGGATCCATTGACTATTCGCGCGTAAAGGGCGGAGGCACAGAATCATGCGAAGGTGTTAATCATAATCTTCGCGATTTGGGCCGCCGTGATTGTGGCGGTCCGGCTCAAATTATGAAGGAGTACCGTACCTATAACCCAGTTAAGCTGACTTCAGCTTATAATTATAGCTGGGCTGGTACTGATGTATACCCGTCGGAATTTCCGATAGGTGGTACTCCGGGTCCTACTTTGCTTGATTCCCTCGATGCTCTTAGAGCAATGGGGACTACAGCAATTGCGCGATCCATGCCTACTAATCCATCTTTCGATATGGGCGTCGCTTTAGGCGAGGTCCGGTCTGATGGAATTCCATCAGTTGTAGGTGTCCAGACTTGGCAGTCCCGATCAAAAGGGACACGAAATGCCGGGAATGAATACCTCAATTACGAATTTGGCTGGGTCCCTCTTGTCAATGACATTAGGAGATTTTGCCACACTGTGAGTCACAGCGCCTCAATTCTTCGTCAATTCCGTAAGGAATCGGATAAGAATATAAGGGTTTCGTATCATTTTCCAGCGGAGTCTTCTACATGGTCAGGTACAGGTAATTACATCCTGTGCTCACCTGACGGTAGTTCCTCCGGCTTCAAATCCGTGCTGCATGCCCTCTCATCATCGGAGAATAAAACGTGGTTTAAAGGGTGTTTCACCTACCACATTCCGATTGGCGAGGGGCTGTACCAGAGCGCTATGCGCTTTGGTAGCTATGCCGATCACCTTCTTGGTGTTCGGCTAGATCCAGAAACTCTCTGGAATCTAGCGCCATGGAGCTGGGCACTCGACTGGTTTTCCAATACCGGGGATATCATTCACAATTTAGTGAACCTCGGTTCGGACGGTCTTGTGCTGAAATATGGTTACCTTATGCAGCGTAGAGAGTATCATTACTCTATCGTGTCAGGTACTACGGACGATGCTCTGTTAATTCCGAGCGGTTCGTCGTATTTGCAGGATTCGACGTATTTTATTCGAATCCCTGCTCAACCATATTTCGGGTTCGCCACATCTGGGGAGCTTACGCCCTCCCAGATTGCCATACTTGCGGCACTGGGTTTATCCAGGGGTCCGTAAGACTGGCTGTGCGGTCCAGCTTTTATAGCTGTCCAACCGTACGGTTTTTCAACCACGACGCTTTCGCGTCCTAAACAGATTGGAGATGCCGGTATGGCATTCGCCGACCCCCTTAGCGTTACCATTGGTAGCGCTATTTCGCTTCCACGTGTTTCTGCGGGAGTGAACAGTGGCCAGTTCCGCTCTGCGGATGGTCTGATCGTGCTTAGCACCTCTCACCAGTATGGCAAGAGGCCGCGGCACTTCATTCGCCTTGACCATAACAAGATTGCTACTGACCCGATTGCTGCGGGTCAAAGCATTCCTGTTGGGATGTCTTCTTATCTGGTCGTCGATGTGCCCCTTGTTGGGTTCACGGCGGCAAACCAGTTGGAGTCATCGCTTGGCTTCCTGAACTTCCTTACGGCAAGTTCCGGCGCCAAGCTCGCCCAGTTGCTGGGTGGCGAAAACTGATTTAGATGGGGGACTCACCGGCTCGGAATGTTTACCTCTTAAGGAGGAACATTGAAAAGCCTAGTAAGTCTCTGGTCTGACCTCGCGAATGAATCTGCGAGGTTTTGTCACACTAGCGCCACGTTCGATATTAAGACAGTCGAACGTCGTGTTGAAAATGAAGGTATCCAATTCTTCACGATTACGCTCCCTTCTTTCAAGAAGGACTTCGAGCGTAGCCTAGGAGACGGATCCATTGCCAACGACATGTTTCTTGGTTTCAAGAGACATGCAGGTCTCCCTGTTTTTCTGCAGGGTTTCCTTCGGCTCATTTTTGATGCAAATGGTGCTGTTCTCACCTGTAACGATGAGATGATGGCTGAAGCCATTTTCTGTGTACGCCAGTTAACTGGAGTATTTGGGAAAGTCGAACTCGAGTGTTCAACCGCTCGACTAGACACAGCCATCAAGGATTTTGTTGCAGCAGATATGGAAACCGGACAATGGGATGAAAACCCGCACAGAGTTCTTACGGATTTTGCGCGCATCTCAAGTATTCTTTTTTCGAATACTTTGTCTGGCTTGGAAGATAAAATCGCTTCTTGCGATCTCCTTCCTAAGCACGGTCCTGGTGCTGTGGCTGATCGGCTTCGCGGAAACGCGAAGTTCGACCTTAGCTACTGGCCAAAGCGGTTGGAGTTCATCTTCCCCTATGGGGATTATGCCCTGCCTAACGAACGGTATTTCTACCGTCGAGACCGTGTTTCCTTTCCCAATTGGGACGAAGAGATTCCCACAAAAGTGGTCTTCGTGCCAAAGACGCATAAGACACCGCGGGTCATTGGTGCCGAGCCTGCAGCGATGCAGGTGGCCCAGCAAGCCCTGTCAGTCCCGTTGAGGGACCGTCTAGAGCATGACCCTATTATTGGTTCAATGATCGGTTTCTCTGATCAAATTCCCAATCAGATTCTCGCCAAAGAAGGCTCTGAGTCTGGGCGTTTGGCAACCATCGATATGAAGGAAGCCAGCGACCGTGTGTCCTTTCTCCAGGCACTTGCATTAGCCGAGCATTTCCCTTGGTTTAGGGAAGCGCTGGCCGTATCAAGGTCTTTGTCTGGAAAACTCCCTTCTGGTCAGATTTTGACCTTTCGGAAGTTTGCGCCTATGGGTTCTGCACTCTGCTTTCCAATTGAGGCGATGGCCTTCTTGGCCGCCGTTTTCGTTGGGATCGAGCGTAAGCTCATTGCAGATGGAAAACAGGAACAGCTCACCCTAAGAGATATAAGATCTTTTCAGGGATTGGTGCGTGTCTACGGGGATGATATTATTGTTCCCGTGGACTGTGTTCCTTCTGTGCTGGATGTCTTCGACTCTCTAGGGTGGAAGATTAATATCCACAAGTCTTTCTGGACTGGCTTGTTCAGAGAGTCTTGCGGGAAGGAGTACTTCTCCGGATTTGATGTTTCTATAGTCAAACTCGGGAAGCTTATCCCTACCGACACAAAAGACCGTAACAAAGTGGCTGCATTCGTTGCTTTTCGTAACCAGCTTTATTTATGTGGTTATTGGAGCACTTGTGCGCGGCTCGACAAACAGATACGGAAGCTTTTGAAGCGCTTCCCTGTTGTTGAGCCTACCTCTCAGGTCTTGGGTAGAACGTCAACGTGGGCCTATCAGCCCGAACGTTATGACGATGTACTCCATCGGCCCCTTGTAAAGGGCGCAGTCCTGAAACCCCGCATACCAGCTTCACCGGTAAGTGGCGAGGGTGCTTTGCTCAAATGCTTGTTAGGGAGTCATATCGATCCCCAGCATTTGGAACGGTCTGGACGTCCTTCAGTCGTCGACATGAAACTGAAGTGGTGCGCTCCTTTCTAGTAATAGGAAGGTCGGAATGATCATTATGTTTAACGGGTAAAGTAGGGCGCTCTGCGTCCTTGATTGGGACTCCCTTTGAGGGGGAGTTTTCCTTTTTCGCCCCATAATGATCATGGTGTTCTTCTCCTTTTCTTTGGAGAAGAAAAACACGAGAGAGAGAT